ATCGTCTATTCTCTTAGATAAATCACAGAAGTATTTCTTTTTAGTTTCCTTATGCTCCCACCATCCTGGTGGTCCTTTACCATCCTGACTATAATCTGGTAATGCTTTTACCATATCCTCTTTGAGGAACTCTGCTACCAAATCACAATCATTAGGGTCACCAGACCCAGTAATTATTACGATTGATGATCCCTTCTCAGGTGGCTTCAGAGTTATGATCATTGGTGGTGGATCTATACCAGTGATCTCCACAATCCAAGGTACCCAAGGAGGCATGTCAATCCTAGTGATATCTCTTATAGGATCGTCTGGTGGGTCTGGTATGAATGGTGGAGGAGGTGGTCCGTAACACCTTCCAACTAAAGTTCTTATTATTTCTCCTGGAGGATCAACTGGAGGTGGCTCTGGTTCTTCTGGTGTCCGTGGTGGGAACTCTTGATCCTTTGGGTTGGGTTTGTTAGGTACTGGATCGCTATAACATCTACCAACTAAATTTCTTATTACATCTCCTGGTAAAGGAGGTGGTGTAATTGGTCCTCCTGATCCTGTTGATGGTGGTACATTAGGATTCAATCCATCTAAAGGATTGCCCCTATGGGCGATGACCCTTTGCATTGCTTCAGGGTCATAACATCTTTCAACTAATAGTCTTATATCAGCAGCAGACATGCCTTACATACACCTACATCTTATTTAGTGAGGGTCATAACGATTGATTACTGAATAAACTATTACTAACACGATTAATCCGATACAGATTATAGGTAAAATTAAATGCATAAAAAAAGAGGGTCGTTAGACCCTCTTAATATAGCATATGTATTGGAATTAGCCAATAGATGGTGCAAGTAGTGCAACTTCACTGGTCTCAGCAGATGCTAAGTCGAGTGGGAAGTTGTGAGCATTACGCTCGTGCATTACTTCCATACCAAGGTTTGCTCTGTTAAGGATGTCACCCCATGTAGGAACAACTTTACCGTTAGCGTCTACTACAGACTGGTTGAAGTTGAAACCGTTAAGGTTGAATGCCATTGTGCAGATACCCATAGAGGTTAACCACACACAGATCACAGGCCATGAAGCAAGGAAGAAGTGTAGTGACCTACTGTTGTTGAATGATGCATACTGGAAGATTAAACGTCCGAAGTATCCATGTGCAGCAACAATGTTATAGGTCTCTTCTTCTTGACCAAACTTGTAACCGTAGTTTTGTGACTCATTCTCTGTTGTCTCTCTGATTAGAGAAGAAGTAACTAGAGAACCATGCATAGCACTGAAGAGTGCTCCTCCAAACATACCTGCAACACCTGCCATATGGAATGGGTGCATAAGAATGTTGTGCTCTGCTTGGAATACAAACATAAAGTTGAATGTACCTGAAATACCTAGAGGCATTCCATCAGAGAAGGATCCTTGTCCAAAAGGATACACTAGGAAGACTGCGAATGCAGCAGATACTGGTGCAGAATATGCAACACAGATCCATGGACGCATACCTAGACGGTATGATAGTTCCCACTGTCTGCCCATGTAAGCAGAGATTCCAATAAGGAAGTGGAAGATTACCAACTGATAAGGACCACCATTATACAACCACTCATCTAAGGTGGCAGCTTCCCATATAGGGTAGAAGTGTAATCCAATTGCGTTGGAAGATGGAACGACAGCACCAGAGATGATGTTGTTGCCATACATGAATGAACCTGCAACAGGTTCACGGATCCCGTCGATATCTACGGGAGGAGCAGCGATAAACGCCACGATAAAGCAAGTAGCAGCAGCTAACAAGCATGGAATCATTAGAACTCCAAACCAACCAACATAAATGCGGTTGTTTGTACTCGTAACCCACTCACAAAACTCGCTCCATCCTGACAATAAACCTTGCTCTTTTCTAGAAAGAGTTGTCATTGAAATTAATAGAACATTTGTGTGCGGTATGATAAAGACATTGTAACCCCATGGTCTTGGTTAGGGGGAATATATGGTGAGGGTTTCCTCACCGATCTATTTAGTATAAACTTTTGTTACGTTTTTGTCAACCCTTAGAAGATGGGTATTTATACCCATATTTCCTGAAAGGATGCTTGGGAACTCTGTGTTTAGGGTTTCGTTTTAAGTCTCGTTTAAGATCGTTGAGAAATTTCAAGTGCTTCTTGATTTCAGAACGAAGCATCTTCAGAACTGTAATCACTATAACATGGTTGGATTTCCCAATGCTTCCAATCCATTTTTTCTGTGGACATCATATCTTCTAGCTCTTCTATTGTTAAGTTGTGTCTAACAACTTCGTTTGTTTCTTTTTTGTATATGTGAAAAGTAATTGTCTTCATATGTAACAAGTCCAACCTGTTGCAATGTACTTTGTTTTTGTCTTACTGGTTATCCCATGGTGACAGTGTGTCCAGTACGCTGGCCATATAACCAACCTACCTTCTACACAATCTGTAATTAGATCGTAGCTAGTGAACTTAGTTCCACCATCCTCTACAGTGTTTAAGTAAAACATCCATGCTAAAACTGTGGTATCTTCCTTAGCATTATGTTCACAATGAATTGATTTATATCCTTGACCAGGAAGATACCTCTGTAGATTAAAATCATTCTGAGGTGCCCATGGTGTGATTTTGTATAAGTCTTTATACTTTTTTATGTATTGCTTACTGTAATCAAAAAGAGAATCATGGATAAGTTTAGTAATGTCATTCTCATAGGAGAATAATAGAACAAGATCTGTACTATCTTTCTTACTAAGATCAACACGAACAACATCACCTTGACCAACTACACCACGCTCTTTCTCATTAGATGATTCAAAATAATCAATGATTGTTTTACATTGATTAGAACTCAAAGCATTATCATATACCTCAATAAAATTTACCATAAAAAAAGAGGGGATGTATTCCCCTCTAATTATATCATCAAGATGGTGATGGTGCAAATGCGGGTATCATAATACCTCCATCTCTATCATCATCGTCGTCGTCATTCCTAATAGCTCGTAGTATCAATTCAATTAACACCAAAGCACTCATGGGATATAAAACCCAGAGGACTGCTATAAGTGGACTTATATTACTACTCTCAGCTACTAGATTAGACATTCACAAATGGTATCGGACTACCTGTAACGACATATAGGGTTACTACGGATACAAATCCGATCATTGCAGCACGTCCTTGTGCTCTAAAAAATAGGGATGAATTTGTCATTAGAATATACCTGGAATGATTTGTCCTGTAGTAGCGTATGCTCCAAAGGCGGCAACGAATCCAATCATTGCCATCCATCCATTAAACTTTTCTGCTTCTGGTGTCATTGTTTTTCTCCTTTTTAGATTTGTAATAGGGTTAAAAGTGGCGAGCGTATGCTCGTGGTGTAAAGACCTTAAGTCTTAGAAGATGCCTGGAATAACTGCACCGAATAAGATGTAGTTATGTACAAGAGCAAAGAATCCAATCATCGCAAGACGACCATTAGTTTGCTCGGCATTCTCCCAGTAGTTGAAGTTTTCGATTACTTCTATCTGAGGTTCAGCAGCAAACATATTCTGCTTGCCATACTCAGTAGTAGTATAACGCTTCATACTATTAGTTGAAGTTGTCATTCGTTTGTTAAGAAACGTAACATAATTATATAGTAAATCTAAAGTTCTGTCAAGAGGTACGGTCTATAAAGATTCCTTATGACACTCATAAGCAATAAAAAAGGAGGGGTTTACACCCCTCCCTTAGATAGACCTTGATCACTATGAACATCTGTCATACCGTGAAAAACCATCTAGTTTAAAGTCTATTGGCAAAGACTAGTTGAATGTAACTATATCATCCTGAGTATTGAAACTCAAACTAACTGGTTCTGCTGCTGCAAATGTACTGGCATCAAATGTAACAGTATCGGTACACAAACTATCAGTATCGATATTAAAACTTATTGTATCTTGATCAAGTTGCTTTGCAATTGCTTTGATGCCTTGATAGTGCCTCCAGATCTCACTCTGAGTACTTGCATCAACATTATTTTCCATAGCATCCTTAACACAATTTTCAAGTGCTTGGATTGCTGTTAGATAAGGGTTCATTTTACAACACGTAGATTAATTTTACTAGTTTGGTGCCCAAACTGACCTTCAATAAAGTAATTAAATGCTAATGAAAATCTAACTTGATCAGATTTATTTACTTCAGTAGAGTGAGGTAAGTGTGAGGGAAATATAAGGAGTGAGTTCTTTTTCAACTCATGAAAATACAATTCACTATTATACTTGTTGTATGTATGAGATTCAACCTTAATGATTTTTGATCTCATCAATTCTGGGTGATGGAAAAAGAGACCTCCTCCATCTATAGGAGCATTCAAATAATAAATGCCACTATAATAACAATTTGTATGATTATGCACTGGAGCATGATCACCAGTATTGTGATTGTTTATCCATGATTGAACAAGGACTGGATTTCCTTGACTTCTTTGGAGTACATCATAATGAAGAACATTTACAGCATCATCGATTTGTTTTCTTAATTCTGCAAAAGGTTCTTCTTCAAGAATCAATTGATTGGAACTGGCATGTCCAGTACCACATCCATACATTTCATAATCTAGACCATGAAGATATTGAAGATCAATATCAAATGGAATGATATCATGATAAAGATAAGTTGGGAAAAGAGATTCTACATGCATACTGAATTACTAACCAAAGATGTAGTCTCTTCATTCTCAAGATCAGCATACTTATGTAACTGATCTATAAAAATATCCATGATTGCGTCTTGCACTTCTTCCCTTTCAAAGAAATCAATGTTCATGCGATAAATCATACGACTACCCTGAGATTATAGCAGACTCCAGATGGAGCGTCAACTATTTAGTATGTCCGTGTTAAAATAATCCTTTCTCATGTACCTACCAAGTATGTTTGAGTTGTAAAACGCTGGTGACCCATCACTCATTGCTTCTGTAAGTACATTATTTAAAAATAATTGTCGGGTCTCTTCAAAGTTTGTAAGACCCTTAGATTTATGAAGACTTATTATTTCTCGTTTGAAACAGGAGTTCCCAAGTAACTTTCTATCTCTTTTAAGTTCTTCAGAGCTTCCATAGTATCTCTTCCAGTCACTCTCAGACGTAACCCTTCTCTTACCACCTCTAGGTTTACGAGACTGTGTGAAATACTTTCGTCCGATATATTTCTTGTTCGATTGCAAATTTGTAATACAGTAGACGAAACCGAAGAAACCGTCAATGTCAGCAGAAGTAAAAGTTGCACCCTGATAGGTCCAGGGGTTCTCATAACTTCCTTCCAAAGTTTTTGTATCTTTTTCATTAGTCGCACTCTCCGTCTTCATCATTAACTTGGGCATAGGATTTTATTCCATCACCCTTATCTATACGATAAGCAGAAGTGTCTGAATAAACTTCCGACTTTAAGTTTGAGAGTGCGATCTCTATGTCATTGATTAGTGTTTTTAAATTTCTTTTTTCCATTACTCCCAGTACTCATCTAAGTGTTCTAATACATTGAGCAGTATCCTCTGTGCTGCTCCTCGTTGTTTGTCATCCCATTCAGGATACCAACCATTATCTAACCCAGTTTTCATTCTCATGATATGGGCTACCATTGTTACCTTGTTTACACGACCATTCACTTAACCACCCACCAGTTTTTGCCAGTCTTCATCGAACTTTTCTAAACCCTTGTCAGTAAGAACGTGTTTATAGAGTTGGTAAAAAATGGGAACCGAAATAGTACATATATCAGCTCCCACTCTAAAAGCATCGGTGACCTGAATAGGTTCTCTGATAGAAGCGGCAAGAACTTCTGTTTTGATTTGGTGAGTAGCGAATACATCTGCGATCTCCTCAATAAGGTGTCTTCCATCCCAGTGTTGATCATATACACGTCCAACAAAAGGAGAAACATAAGTTGCTCCTGCTTTTGCTGCTAGTATTGCTTGTGCTGCTGAGAATATTAGTGTTACGTTCACATGAACGTCGTTTTGTGTTAGTGCCCTACATGCTTTTAGTCCTTCAACTGTGCAAGGTACTTTAATTGTAATGTTTGGTCCGATCTCCAGATACTCTCCTGCCATTTCAAGCATTTCTTCAGCAGTATCTCCAACTACTTCAGCAGATACTGAAGCATGAAAAGGAAATATCTCTGAGATCTTTTTGATTACTTGCTTAGGATCATCTCCTGCTTTCAGCATTAGAGTAGGATTTGTAGTAACTCCGTCGATTAATCCTGTCTCAAATGCAGTAGCAATAAGGTCTGGGTCAGAACAGTCCAGAAAGATTTTCATGACTCTCCTGTAAAGGTTATAGTATATATTAGCACATAAAAAAGAGGGGTACAACCCCTCTCAGTATTTCAACACATTAGAAATTCTAATGTTATTAAGCAGCAGCAAGTTCCTTTTCGAACTTGACACCACGGTAAGTCAATTGAGACTTATTTGGTTTCGCTTGCTTACGCTCGTTAGTGTCGTACTTGACACCACGGTATGTGACTTGTGCCATTGGGTTTCTCCAAAGTAGTAGGGATTTTAGCCCCGTTCCTTCAGTCAACTTTTGCGTCCCATGTACACTCTAGTCCTACTGCTTCCGTAAGATCTATTTGATAGATCTCCACTATCTCTTGTCTGGTTTGAGCGTTAACAGAATTGTTAACATTCACCCGATCTATCATCTCTGATACATCAGCACAAGTTAATGCAGTAGCAATTAAAAATTCCATAGGATGAACGTGTCCGTTCCGAGTCGGCTTACTTGCGTCCCTTCTGGGATGAACGTATTGTCATGATAACACGACATAACTATTTAGTCAAGCAATTGAATAAAATGTGTACTTAAGAAACAGTTCTTCCCCCTTCTTGATTGGTTTGATAGTCTTCATATGATATATCTTACCCCAATCCTCTTGCTCATACCATTTCACACAGTTAGGATCTTCACTATGATTTACGAATCCACCTAAAGGAGTTCTCATAATATCTTCATCCACCACAACGTGAGAGATACCAAGGTACATCATGGCATCGATATCTTCCTTAGCAAATAGTCCTTGTCCTGCGACAGGACTATCTTTAACATGTAATTCTGGTGGAAGTGCTCTATACATTATTCAAAGTTAAAGTTAAAGTTAAATGACATAGTTTTTCTCACTTGTTTGCTTTTATGAGGAGCAACACCATGATATAATGCACTAGGGAAGAATATTATATCACCAGTACTAACCACTGGGGTTTGAGTGTCCATATAGTTAAGCACTCTTCTTGTACTAGAAGTTAAGGAGCAACTAAACCTATCTGTAAAGTAAAACTTTGCGAAATCATCTCCATCATTAATGAAAAAGACAGCAGACATATCACAATCTGTGTGTTCATGTAGCTCTTGATGTGAATGTTCATTGTAGATATTAATCCATGGGGGTATGACAAAAAATCTACCATCAAACTTCAATTCTTCTGCGAGTTTCTGTAATGATGGTGAGATAAGATCAAGCACCTCTGGGAACGATTCTAATGATACAGTATCAACAACACAGTTATCTGCCCAATGAACTTTATTATCAATATCATTCTTTTCATCTAAGAAAGCAATTAATTCATCAGCATTTGGTGCTTTAAAATGAAAATAGAATTGATTATTAAATAAAGTATTCACTAGAAACTAGACTCATCTGTACCTTGTCTTTGTGCCCACATTTGACGTTCCATTTCCCACATTGCTTCTGCTGTACCTCTTGGCAATTCATGCTGACCTGCTTTGTCTAGTAACCTATCATACTCATCAGCACTATCAGTAATTGCTTTCTTAAGTTCCTCTAAATCCCACTCTGGATCAGAGGGAGAACCCTGCAAAGGAGTCTGACTTGACATCTTGTTTGATTCCTCCAACGACATAACTTTCAATCTCCGTTTCTTGTGGTGCGTTTTGTTGACCCTTAGAGTTGAGCCAATGCTCAGTCCAAGGTAATGGATTATTTCTAAGGGGTTGATCGTATATAGGTTTCAAACCTATTGCCTTCATCCTCCTGTTAGCAATCCACTCAACATAATTGTGTAGTAATCTTTCATTCAATCCTATCATACTACCTTCTTTAAACAAATAGTTTGCCCATGCCTTCTCTTCATCGACACATGCTTTAAACATTTGTTCAACAGTTTCCTGTTCTTCTTCTGCGATTTCTTTCATCTCTGGATCATCCTTACCTTCAGTCCAATTTTTTAATATCTGTTGTGTTAATACTAGATGTTGTGATTCATCTCTAGCAATGAGTGACAGTATCTTTGCTGATCCCTCCATGAGT